TTCAAGAGGGTAAATACACTCTTGATATGGTTAAGATAGACGAAAAAATTCGTGATATCATTAACCAGATTAAAATGTCTGAAGCTGAAATGGCTTTTAGACAAATTAAAGTAGAATTAGCTGCTCCTGAGTTTTCTGTAGCTAGCTAAAACCTAGCTATTTATATCCGAAAAGTAGATTTTCGATGCAGGTATCCCTTGCGCTATTCAATAAATTCAGTTATATCTTAATCACTATACATTAACTTTCCACTATCGACGCGTATAGTCGACGGCCTAGAGACGATATTGGAATAACTAGGAGAACACTTATGGCAAATACAACGTTTAACGGACCAGTGGTATCACTAAATGGAATTATTGGTGGACCAAACCCAAATGCGGGTGGATTTGGACCAAATGATACTGAACAAGGTGGTAAAGTACCTTACACAGCAACTAATGCAACTACACTTACTATTACTTCAGGAAGTGAATCAGGAACAAAATTATTAGCAACAGCTTCAGCTGGAACTTTAGTTTATGTTTCTAACGGTGCTTCAGGTAATGCAGTTTATGCATTTTCTAATGGTACTGAATGGTTGAGATGTGATAATTTATCATTCGTATCACCAACACCATAATAAATAATTTTTAAGGAGCTCGAAAGGGCTCCTTAATACAAGGAGAAAAATATGAAATCAGATGTAAAACCAGTAATATGTCCTGCTAACCTTAGTACTTCGGTTTTGTTTACTGGACCTACAAGATTAAGAGGTTACATGATACAAAACGGTACAGGAACTGCTGGAACATGTATTATTAATGGTTTAGCAAATTCTTCAACTGTAAGCACATCAACTAACACACAAGTTTATATACCTGTTGCTGTTGGAGCTAATCAAACTGAAACTTTAAATCTTCCAGAAGATGGTGTGTTATATGCACAACGAAATGGAACAGGAATAGTTAATGGTATTGGAGTTGTTTCAAATACAAGTTTAACGGTTACATTATTTATAGATAAGTAGGAGTCTAGTATGGCTACCTCTTCAGGCACTACAGTTTTTGAAAAAACTTTTACTATTGATGAGATCATAGAAGAGTCTTACGAAAGAATTGGTCTTGTAAATAATACAGGTAACCAAATGAAGGCAGCTCGTCGCTCATTAAACATTATGTTTCAAGAGTGGGGAAACAGAGGACTTCATTATTGGGAAGTTGCTGAAAATTCAATTTCAATGGTTGAAGGTCAAACTGTTTATACAATTTATAGATCTTCAACTGATGGAACATCAGATGGTACTTTCAGTTATTTAAATGGTGCAATTACTGCAGCAGATACAACTTTAATATTAGATTCAGTTTGGCAATTTCCAACATCAGGAACTTTATTAATAGGATCTGAACAAATTACTTATACTGGAACAAATACAAGTGCTAATTCTATAACAGGTTGTACGCGAGGTGCTAATGGTACAACTGCTGCAATCCATGCTGATAATAGAGCTGTTTATGATTATGATTCTATTACTTATGGACCAGATGATATTTACGAAGCATCTTATAGAAATACACAACAAGTACCAGTTGCAGATTTTCCACTTACAAAAATAGATAGATCAGTTTACAATTCTTTATCATCTAAATTTTCACAAGGTCAACCTACGCAATATTGGGTACAAAGATTTATAGATAAAATTACAATTACTTTATATTTAACACCAGGAGCGGATCAGGTGAATAATGTAATGCATTATTACTATGCAAAAAGAATTCAAGATGTTGGAGCTTACACAAATATTACAAATGTTCCATATAGATTTGTTCCGTGTATGTGCGCAGGACTTTCTTATTATTTAGCAATTAAATTTGCACCACAAAGATCACAAGAGATGAAATTATATTATGAGGATGAATTAAAAAGAGCATTAGAACAAGATGGTTCTTCTTCTAGTTCATTCATAACACCTAAAACTTACTATCCGAGCGCATAATGGGAAATTTATCTAGAGGAAAATATGCTTACATGATCTCTGACCGTTCTGGTCAAAGATTTCCATATGTTGAAATGGTACAAGAATGGAATGGATCATGGGTACATATTACTGAATATGAACCAAAGCATCCACAACTTGAACCAAAACCACATAACGCTGATCCTGAAGGATTACAATATGCTCATCCTGATAGAATAGAACCACCTGTAATTATAGAATTAGATCCAAATCCTTTTACAACAATTAAGTATGCAGGAAATACTTACATCAATGTTTATTCAGAAGATCATGGAAGATCAACTGGTAATGTAGTTAGATTTAGAGGACCACCAGAAGTATTGATCCCGGGCACGCCTACGCGCGAGACTTCATTTGAATTAGTTCCTTTTTTTGATGGTGTTACAGATATTTCAAATGCAAATGGATTTACTATTACAGTTGGAAAAATTAATTCATCTGGTATTGTAAGTGATACTTTAAATTACTTTTATTTTAGAAGTACAGATACAGCAACAACAGGAAATGTTTCTGGTGGTGGAGCACAATGTTCTGCAGGTCCAGTTACATTACAAGCTTAATATGACATACGCAGAATTAGTACAAAAAATTAGAGATTACACAGAAGTTGATTCAAATGTATTTACATCAACTATTGTAAATGGATTTATATTAGATGCTGAATGGAGAATTCAAAGAGATGTAGATTCTGATAATAATAGAAAATATGCAACAGCAACAGTTATTGCAGGTCAACCTTATGTAAGTACACCATTACTTACAGATCAAACTTTAGTTATAAGGGAGTGTCAAATTATTCCATCAGCTGTCTATACTGGAGATAATGCTGTGGTAGAATATAGAGATACAGGTTTTATTAATGAATATAATGCTAATAATGCCCAAGGATTACCTAAATATTTTAGCTATTGGGATGAACAAAATATAGTTTTAGCTCCAATTCCTAACTTGACATATACCATGCAATTAAATTATACCTTGAAGCCAGCAGGATTATCTGTTAGTAATACGACAACATATTTAAGTCAGCAATTTCCCTCTGGCTTGTTATATGCATGCCTTGTTGAGGCTTACGGTTTTTTAAAGGGTCCGGCAGATATGATACAATTTTATGAACAAAAGTATCAGTCAGCGTTACAAGGATTCTCTATTGAACAAATGGGAAGAAGAAGACGAGATGAATACCAAGAAGGTTCACCTCAGATTCAAAAACAAGGATAATATAATTAGGAGTTAATATGCCAATAACACAAGCAGTTGCAAATACGTTTAAACAACAATTACTTCAAGGCGGACACAATTTTACCGCTGCGACAGGAAATGTTTTTAAACTTGCTCTTTATACTTCTGCAGCAACTTTAAGTTCAGCAACAACAGTTTACACTTCAACAAATGAAGTTGCTAATACTGGTCAATACGTAACAGGCGGTGGAGTTCTTACAAACATATCTCCTCTTGTTTCTAGTGGCGTTGCATTTATAGATTTTGCAGATATATCTTTTACTGGAGTTACTTTAACTGCAGCAGGAGCTTTGATTTACAATACATCAAACACTAACGCAGCAGTATGCGTATTAGATTTTGGTGGAGATAAGTCAGCAACATCTGGAACATTCACAATTCAATTTCCAGCAGACACAACATCAGCGGCTATTCTAAGAATCGGCAACGCGTAATAGGAGTTACCTATTATGGCAGCAGGTTGGGGAATATTCGGTTGGAATACAGGTGCTTGGGGCGACCAAGGAACCATTGTTGAAGTCAATAATCCATTAGATGTAGCTTGGGGTAAACAAACCTGGGGTTATGGATCTTACGGTGGATCAAATAATCTTCCATTATCATTAGGAACAATCAATGTTGCAATTGATAATGAAATTGCATTAACTGGTTTTAGATTAAATTTATCTGTTGGTGACGTTCAAGCTTTTGGACTAGCTGAAGTTTCAGTTACTGGTCAACAATTAAATATTTCTTTAAATTCTGTAACAGCATTAATTGATGTTCCTGTAGACGTAACAGGTCAACAATTAAATATTTCACAAGGTAATGAAGCTGTAGATGTAAGTGTTATTGTTGATGGAATTGGTTTACAATTAAATTTATCATTAGGTGAAGAAAGTGTAACAGGAACTGGATTAGTTAATTTAACAGGTCAACAATTAAATATTTCACAAGGTGATGAAACTGTAGATGTAAGTTTCACAGCAGAAATTACAGGAAATGGATTAAATATAGCTGAAGGAGATGTAGACCCAAGTCCTGATGCTACTGTAACAGGTATTGGAATGACTGTTTCTTTAGCTGTTGGAACAGTTGTTATTGGAACTGGTAATGTTACATTAACAGGTGAACAATTAAATATATCTCAAGGAACAGCTGTAGCTGAAGCTTTAACACCAGTAAGTGTTACTGGATTAGGCTTAAATATAGCGGTTGGAACAGTATTTGCAGGTGCTACGGCAGTTGTACCAGTTACTGGAAATGGATTGACTATATCATTAAATAGTATAAATAATCAAATCTGGACTGAAGTAAATACCGGAACTGATGCAACTTGGACAGAGATTGACACAGCCGCATAGATTTTATAAAAATAATTAATTAAGGAATTAAATATGGTATCAAGTTATTCTACAGACCTCAAACTAGAACTCATGGTCACAGGCGAAAACGCCGGTACATGGGGAGACATTACAAATACAAATTTAAATATTTTACAACAAGCAATTGCTGGTTATGAATCAGTTGCATTAAATGCAACGACAGGTGCAACTTTAACTTTTTCAAATGGTGTTACATCTAATGGTAAAAATGCTGTTTTAAATTTAACAGGAACTTTAACTTCTTCAGTTAACGTTATTATTCCAGATGGAGTTGAAAAAACATATATAGCAAAAAATGCAACAACCGGGTCTTTTGCAGTTACTTTTAAAACAACTTCAGGATCAGGTGCTACTTGGGCAGCAGGTGATAAAGGTGTAAAATTCTTATATTCTGATGGAACTAATGTTACAGATGTAAATTCACAGCTAAAGACAATAAGTTTATTTACTTTACCTACAGTTGATGGTACTTCAGGACAAGCAATTATTACTAATGGCGCTGGATCTTTATCCTTTGCTACTGCTGGAATAACAACAGGAAAAGCTATTGCAATGGCAATAGTTTTCGGATAATATTAATAAGGAGATAAAAAAATATGGCTAACCCTAATATAGTAAATGTAACACAAATTTACGGTCAAACGACCTATGCTGCTTTAACAACAACTCTTACAACTGTATTATTAGCAAACTCTGCAGCTTCAGGAAAAGTTTTTAAAATTAATTCAATCATGGTTGCAAACGTAGATGGAACAAACGCAGCTGATGTAACAATAGATATCAATACGGCAGCAGGCGGTGGCGGAACATCTTATGCTTTAGCAAACACAATATCTGTACCAGCAGATGCAACACTAACTTTAATTGATGGTAATTCTTCTTTTTATTTATTAGAAGATAAATCAATTATTGGTGGAGCAAGTGCAAACGGAGATCTTGAAGTAGTTATTTCGTACGAAGAAATAAGTTCTAGTTAATCGGAGGTCCAAGCTATGTCTAATGGCGGAATTATCGGACCAATAAATGATCCAATAGTATCAGTAGCATCAAGTCCTGGACAATCAACTTTTACATCATCAGGAACATATACATCAGGACCACAAGCTAGGTTTGTTAATTATGTAGTCGTAGCAGGTGGAGGAGGATCAGGAGGAGCTTTTCCATGTTTTGCAGGAGGTGGAGGAGGTGGAGCAGGCGGTTTAAGAACAGGAACTTGTTTTCCAATTTCAGCTGCAACAGGTTATCCAATAGTAGTTGGTGGAGGTGGAACAGCAGGATCCGCTTCAGATCCTAGAGTAGGTGGAGATGGTGTAGCATCTTCATTTTCAACAATTACATCAGCAGGAGGTGGAGGAGGTGGAATGACTTCTACGTATGGTGGTAGACCAGGTGGATCAGGTGGAGGTGGTTATGGATCAGGCGGAGGAACAGGTAACACACCACCCGTTAGCCCACCACAAGGAAATGATGGTGGACCAGGTGCAGGTTCAAGAGGTGGTGGAGGAGGTGGAGCATCTGCCGTAGGAGGTAGTGCAGCTCCTGGTTTTGGTCCAGCAGTTGCAGGGGGACCAGGAGGAGCAGGATCAAATGTATCTCCATTATTTAATTCACCTATACCTAATTCAGGAGTTTACGCAGGAGGTGGAGGTGGTGGTGGTGGCGGAGGTAATGCCGCAGGTGGAACAGGTGGAGGTGGAGCAGGAGGAAATAACTGTCAAACTGGAACAGCAGGAACAGCTAACACAGGTGGAGGCGGAGGAGGTTCTTCAGTTGGTGGAGGAGCTCAAAGAGCAGGAGCAGCAGGTGGCTCAGGAATCGTTATAATTAAAGAATTAACAAAGACAGTAGCATCCGGAGTCTGGTCACTACAATGTCAATACAATTATAAAAAAGCTGGGCAGTGGACAAATCCAGAACCAGTGTCAGTAGATTATTTAGTAGTAGCGGGTGGAGGAGGTGGAGGAAATGGATCATCAAGTGCAAGAGGAGGTGGAGGAGGTGGAGCAGGTGGTTATCGTACTTCATTCCCAGGAGGAACAAAAATTACATTAACAGGTGGAACGTCTACACCTATAACAATTGGTGCTGGAGGTTCTATAACTTCTTCTGGATCTGATTCAATATTTTCAACTATTACTTCTACAGGAGGTGGAAAAGGTGGTGATGCTTGTGCACCTTATAATGGAACACCTGGAGGATCAGGTGGAGGTGGTGCAGATGGTGGAATTGCTACAACAGGTGGATCAGGAAATAGTCCACCAACAAGTCCTTCTCAAGGAAATAATGGAGGAGCTTCAGCTCAATCCCCAGGAGGAGGTAGTAATGGAAATTCAGGAGGAGCGGGAGGTGGATCAGGTGGTGTAGGAACAGCAGCTGGAGCTTGTACGCAAACAGTGACAGCAGGAGGTCCCGGAACAGCGAATTCAATTAGTGGATCACCAGTAACTTATGCGGCAGGTGGAAATGGTGGAGCTAGACTTTCAAACCCTCCAGGAACTGCTGGAGGAGCTAACACAGGGACAGGTGGTGGAGCCGGACCTGGAGATACAGGAACTGTTAGTGGAGGATCAGCTGGAGGTTCAGGAATCATTGTTATTAGAGCTCCAGGTTCAGCTAATTTAGGAGCAAGTCCAGGAACAAATACAGTAACAACTTTACCAGCCCCAGCAGGTGGTTGCAAAGTGGCTACATTTACAGTATCTGGAACGTTGACTACATAAAAAATTAATGTATAAATAAAATAAGGAGTTAAAAATATGGCACATTTTGCAGAAGTAAACAGCTACGGTTTAGTTTTAAGAGTTGTAGTAATCGACAATAACGACGTTAATGCAAACGGTGGCGATCAATCAGTTGCAGCAGAGGAAAAAGTTAAATCTATAGTTCCTTTCACATCTGGAAATAGATGGGTTCAAACTTCTTATAACAATAATTTCAGAAAACAATACGCTGGAATTGGTTACTCGTTTGATTCCACAAAAGATAAATTTATCGCACCACAACCATTTGCATCTTGGTCGCTCGACTCTAATGACGACTGGCAAGCACCTGTTGCATATCCGACAGTTACAACTTATGGAGATAATGTAAGATACTTTATTTCTTGGGATGAAGCTGGTCAAAGATGGATTGGTAAAGACGATCAACAAAACAAATTCGCTTGGTCACCTGAAACATCATCTTGGATTGCTACGGGCAATTAAGTTTAAAAATTTTAGGAGCACCAAATGGGATCACCGAATGGCGGTATAGTAGGAGTATTAAATCCAACATCGTTTGGAAAGTGTACCGTTACATCTCAAACATCATCTGGTACATTAACAACACAACCGGGAACGAGATTAGTTTCTGCTTTAGTAGTAGCAGGAGGTGGTGGCGGTGGTGGAGGTGGTGGACCAGCAAATGGTAGAGGAGCAGGTGGTGGAGCAGGAGGTTATAGAACTTTATGTTCTATATCAGTTTGTGGAGCAACAGCATATCCAATTACAGTAGGAGCAGGTGGTGGTGGAGGACCAGGAAATCCTAATGGAGCAACTGCAGCAGGTTCTCAAGGATCTTCTTCAATTTTTTCAACAATTACATCAGCAGGAGGTGGAGGTGGAGCAGGAACTGGTGGTAACCCAGCACCAGGAGGTGGATCAGGTGGAGGAGGTGGACCACTTACAGGACCAGCTCCAGGAAATGCTACTGCAGGAACAGGTAATTCACCACCAACAAGTCCACCACAAGGTAATCCAGGAGGAACAGGAGCACCAGGAGTTTGTGGAGCAGCTGGAGGTGGAGGAGCAGGAGCTCCGGGGACAAATGCACCAACTGGAACAGGTGGAGCAGGAGTAGCTAATTCAATTACAGGATCACCAATAACTTATTCTACAGGCGGAGCAGGAAATGTTCCAGCGACTGGAACAGGTAATACTGGTAATGGTGGTGGAGGTGGAGGAGGACCAGCTAATAATGCGGCAGGAGGATCAGGCGGTTCAGGAATCGTTATCGTAAAAGAATTAAACAAGGCAAGTGGATCATGGCCTTTAAGTGCACAATTTAGAAGCCAGAAACAAGGAACGTGGCCGAAACCTGCTATAGGAAATTTTAGTGCAGATTATTTAGTAGTAGCAGGAGGTGGTGGTGGAGGTACAGCTGGTGGAGGTGGTGGTGCTGGTGGATATCGTACTTCATTCCCAGGAGGAACAGCTTTAACATTAACAGGTAATACAGCTTATCCAATTACAGTTGGAGGGGGAGGAGCTGCTAACGTTAGTGGAAGTAATTCAATATTTAGTACTATCACTTCTACTGGTGGTGGACGTGGAGGAGCTGGGCCAGGTCCTATAAGTGGTAGTCCTGGTGGTTCTGGTGGTGGAAGTACATCATGTGGTTCTTCTGTAGGATCAGTTGGATCAGGAAATACTCCGCCAGTAAGTCCTCCGCAAGGAAATAATGGTGGTCTTGGAACAATGACTGGAGGATTTGCAAAAGGTGGAGGTGGTGGAGCATCTGCTGTTGGAAATGCTGCTGTAACAACAACTGGTGGTAGTGGAGGAGCCGGATCAGCAAACTCAATTACAGGAAGTCCAGTATCTTATGCTGGAGGGGGTGGCGGAGCTGCTTCAAATGCTTGTGGAGCTATCGGAGCCCCTGGAGGAACTGGTGGTGGTGGTAATGGTGGTAATGGATTTAATGGAGCTGGAACAGCAGGAACAACTAACACAGGTGGTGGTGGAGGTGGTAGTACTTCTCCAAGTGTTGTAGGATCAGCCGGAGGTTCGGGTATTGTAATTGTAAGATATCCGGCGGGAGTGGCACCAGCTATAACTTTAGCACCAGGGACAAACGTTAAAACTACAGCACCAAATGGTGATGGAGTAGCTACTTTTACAGTTTCTGGTACATTAACTGTGGCACAATACTAATAATTCACTCTTTACAAATCATATAGAAATTAATATATAGTCATTAGAATGAATTTACAGAACTACTATTATTATTTTCAAAATGCACTCACACCTAGATTTTGTGATGAATTAATTAAATATGGAATATCACAACAAGAACAATTAGCTTTAACAGGTAATCAAACAAATAAAATCAATGAAGGTAAACCTTTATCTGATGAAGATTTAAAAGATTTAAAAAAGAAAAGAGATTCAAATATTGTTTGGCTTTCAGATCGATGGATATTTAAAGAGATTCAGCCATTCATACATCAAGCAAACAGATTAGCTGGTTGGGATTTCCAGTGGGATTTTTCTGAAGCATGTCAATTTACAAAATATAAATTAAATCAATTTTATGATTGGCATTGTGATAGCTGGGAAACACCTTATGCAAATAAAGATAATCCAGATACGTTTGGTAAAATAAGAAAATTATCCGTTACTTGTAGTTTGTCAGCGCCAGAAGATTATGAAGGTGGAGAATTAGAATTTGATTTTAGAAATATGGATCCTGATAAACCAACAATTAGGAAGTGCGCCGAA